CAATCAAACATTTCAGGTCGTGGAGGCGCTAGAGAAGGCGCGGGAAGACCTAAAGGAAGCCTAGACAAAGGCAACGCTGTCATCAGAGAGATGATCTTAGAAGCACTAGAGGGTGCTGGCGGTGTTGCATATCTGATCGACAAGGCAGAGAGCCATCCACAGGCTTTCATGGGACTTATAGGTAAGGTCTTACCACTTCAGGTAACTGGAGAAGAAGGTAAAGACATTCAGATAAGTGTCCAATGGCAGAAGTAATCGAGATCGCCTACAGACCCAGAGAACAACAACTTGCTATCCATGACTTAATGGATGACAAGCGCTTTGGTGTTGTTGTAGCCCACAGGCGTATGGGCAAAACAGTCTCTGCTATCAACCATCTAATCAAGGATGCAGTCCTCAACCAAAAGGATGCCCCTAGATACGCTTATATAGCCCCTACATACGGACAAGCCAAACGAGTGGCATGGGACTACCTAGTCAAGTACGCAGAGCCTCTAGGCGGCACACAAAACATCACAGAGTTGCGAGTTGACTTCTGGGGTAGGCGTATCCAGTTATATGGCTCAGACAACCCAGAGACACTACGAGGTCAGTACTTTGATGGGGTAATCCTAGACGAGATTGGTGACCAAAACCCAAAGATTTGGACTGACATCGTTAGACCTGCACTAGCTGACAGAAAAGGATGGTGCTTGTTCATTGGCACACCAAAGGGACACAACCACTTCAAAGAACTGCGAGACAGGGCTGAGAAAGAGGATGGATGGGGTTTACTAGAGTTCAAAGCCTCAGAGACAGGGGTAGTGGATGAGGTAGAGCTAAAGGCTGCTAAGAACGAGATGGGCGAGGATAAGTATCGCCAAGAGTTTGAGTGCTCTTTTGACGCAGCAGTAGAGGGTTCGTACTATGGACAAATCCTTAATGAGCTAGAAGAAAAGAAGCACATGCAAGAGATTCCAAGAGAGGAACTAAGCCGTACCTTTACTGCTTGGGACTTGGGTATGGGCGACTCTACATCTATCTGGGTGGCTCAATTGGTAGGTACTGAGATCAGGCTACTGGACTACTACGAGAATCATGGCGTTGGACTAGACCACTATGTCAAGTGGATTAGGGATAACGACTATGAGAAAGCTGAACATATCTTGCCTCACGATGTGCGAGTAAGAGAGTTAGGCACAGGCAAAAGCCGTATGGAAATGCTTGAGGAAGCTGGACTACAGGTCAAGATAGCCCCAAGAATGAGCCTAGACGATGGTATTCAGGCAGTAAGGCGACTATTGCCTAGATGTTGGTTCAATGTGCCAAAGGTGCAAATTGGACTTAACTGCCTGAGAAACTACCGCAGAGATTACGATGAGAAGCGTAAGATTTTCTATGAGCGTCCATTGCATGATTGGTCAAGTCATGGAAGCGACTCTTTTAGATATTTAGCACTTGGACTAGATGAGGGAAGTTCATCATGGTCTAAGCCTATTAACCAAGCACCGAAATGGATTGTGTAATGTATGTAGAACGCCAAGGGGTAAATTTAGCCCCAAAAGTTAAAGAACTTGAAAACCGCATTGAAATGTTAGAAAATGCCATTAAAGAGTTAAAATCTGACAAACCCAAAATGGGAAGACCGCCAAAGGTAATTAATGAGCAAGCCAACAAACAGGAAGCAAGCGCAAGCCTTGGGGCTTAAAACTTACTTTACTGGTAAGCCATGTAAGCGTGGTGGCATTGCTGATCGTAGGCTCAATGGCGACTGTCTTTGTGACGCTTGCCTTGAGTTTACAAAACAACTAAAGCACAAGCATTGGCTTGAAAACAAAGACCAAAACATTGAATGGAGACTTGCTAATCCAGAAAAAATGTCTCAATACAAAAAAGATTGGCAAGAAAAGAATAAAGAAAAGTACGAACAAAACCTAAAAAGGTGGAAAAAAGACAATCCTGCAAAGATACTTGCAGACTTTCATAAGCGTAGAGCATCACAAATACAAGCTACTCCAAAATGGTATGGGGAATTTGATGCTTTTGTAATGCACGAGGCTGCATTACTTTCTAGACACAGAAGTGCTATAACTAATGTAAAATGGCACATAGATCACATGATTCCGTTGCAATCTAAAACTGCGTCTGGATTTCATTGTGCTATGAATATCCAAGTCATTCCTGAAGCGTTAAATGTAAGGAAGCGCAACACCATGACTTTTACTAAACCTTATGAGTGGGTTAATGCTTTATGATCGAAAATGACTTGAAATCAATTCTTCAGGCAGAAATTGATGATGCCATTGGGTATATCGAATCTGAGACTGTAGAGCAAAGAAAAACTGCCTTACAGTATTATTTGCGTCAACCTTTAGGAAATGAAACTGAAGGAAAGAGTCAAATCGTTACTGGTGAGGTAGCAGAGGCCATTGATGGTGCTTTGCCCTCACTTGTTCGCATTTTCACAGGCTCAGATCAGATTGTTGTTTTTGAGCCACAAGGCCCAAGAGATGAAGCATCTGCCAAGCAAGCTACTGACTACTGTAATTGGGTATTCCACAGGGATAACGATGGCGTAGCAATCCTGCACGATTGGTTTAAAGATGCTTTGATGCAAAAGAACGGCATCGTAAAAGCCTATTGGGAAAACAAACAAAACATCACTAAAGAGCGTTACTTTAACTTGTCAGACGATGAACTGGCTATGTTGTTGAGTGATGACACAATGGAGATTGTTGAGCAAGAGACAGAGGATTTCCCTGTCTTTGACCAGATGGGTCAACCTGCTGTAGACCAAATGGGTCAGCCGTTGATTAACTCTGTTCACAATGTTGTTGTCCAACAGAAAAAGATGGTCGGCAAGGTGCGTATTGAGAATGTCCCACCAGAGGAGTTCTTGATTAGTAAGAAGGCTCGTACCATTGGTGATAGCCCATTCGTAGCCCATCGTCAAATGTTAACTCGTAGCACCTTGGTTGCTATGGGCTTTAATAAGAAGCAAATCGAAGGCTTGCAAATGGGTGATGCTTTGGCATACACGCCAGAGCGTGTAGCTCGATTCTCCGCAGGTGAGCAACCTTACCAAGTACAGACTGATGACCCCTCGATGCAAGAGATTGAGGTCTTTGAGTGCTATGTCAAAACTGATATAGATGGCAAAGGTATTGCCTCATTGGTTCAAGCGTTCTATGCCTCAAACGAGATTCTGCAAGACGAAAAAGGCAAGGAAATGGTTGAGGAAGTGGACTATGTTCCTTTCCACTCAATCTGTCCTATCCCAATTCCGCACAAGTTCTTTGGCAATTCACTTGCTGACAGAACAGTCGATCTGCAACTAATCAAGACTACGATCACTCGTCAGATTCTGGATAACCTCTATCTGACAAACAATGCACGAGTGGTAGCCGTTGAAGGCCAAGTAAATCTTGACGATTTGCTTACATCTACCGCAGGTGGTGTGATTCGTGCCAAGTCTCAGGGTGCTGTACAACAATTAGCAGTAACGAATGTGGCTCAAGCTGCTTTCCCAATGCTTCAGTATCTGGACACAATCCAGTCTAAGAGGACAGGTGTTTCTGATGCCTCACAAGGGCTAGACCCATCTATCTTGCAGAATGTGACTGCTGCGGCTATTGCTTCTATGCAACAAGCAGGTTCAGGCAAGATCGAACTAATGGCTCGAATCTTTGCTGAGACAGGCGTTAAGTCTCTGTTCAAGGGCATCTTACATTTGTTGTGCAAGTACCAAGACAAGCCTCGTTTGGTTCGTATGCGTGGTGAGTTCATTGAGTTTGACCCTCGTACATGGGCTAATCAATACGATGTGGCTATCAATGTTGGCTTGGGTGCTGGTAACAGACAAGAGCAAATGGCTATGTTGCAAATGATCGTTGCCAAACAAGAGCAATTGATTGCTCAGTATGGCCCTGCTAATCCTTATGTCTCTCCTGCTCAGTATCGTTCTACATTGGGTCGAATGATTGAAGCGGCAGGGTTTAAAGATAGTGCTGAGTTCTACAAAGCGATTACGCCAGAGCAAGATCAGCAATTGTCTAATCCTCCTCCACAGCAACCACAAATGCCTCCAGAAGTTCAGGCTTTGATGGCTAGAACACAGGCTGAAATTCAAGCTAATCAACAGAAGGCTCAAGCTGATATGCAATTGCAACAACAGCAAATGCAGATTGACATGGAGATGGCTCAACAGAAGGCTGCTCTTGAGATGCAATTGTTGCGTGAGAAAGAAGCCGCTAAGTTGCAATTAGAGCGTGAGAAACAACAGGCTTACTTTGCTATGAAGCAACAAGAGTTTGAAGTTGAGGCTCAATTGAAAGCAATGAAGGTAGGCGCTGGCATTACCTCTAATGTGGAGATCAAAGGATGACCATAAGCGCACAAGAGCAACAAGTTGTTGTACAAATAGCTAACGACTACTTTTTGAAAGAACTAGGTTCGCAAGAAGAAGCTGACTTGGCAATGGGTAAATTGGCTAAACTTGTATCTGATAAAGGTGCAAAGTTAGTCCATATTGGCAATGTGCTTTTTTTAGTTCTTGTTCGTGGTAAGGGTGTTGTAGAAATACATACCATTGGTAATGAGCCAAACCCGATGGATATTGTTAAAGACTTCATAGATTTGGCAAACTATCTAAGAAATATCGGTACAAAAGTTGTTTACACATATAGCGAAGACAACAAGTTTTCAAGAATAGCCAAGTTAACTGGATTACCAATTCGACAGGAAAAAGCTGTTGTGAATGGTAAAAATGTTAATGTTTACATATTGGAGTTTTAAATGCCAGCAGTCCCAATCATAGCAGCCGTTTCAGGTGCATCTGCGGCAATCGGTACTGCTGCTGCTGCTGCAGTAGGATTAGGAACTGTAGGTGCAGTAGCCGCTACAGCTATTGGAACTGGTATTGTCGCAGGTGGCATGACAGCTCTAGAAGGCGGTGATATTAGTGATGTGCTTGAGTCAGCAGTTATTGGTGGTGCAACATCTTATATTGGTGGAAGTATTGGAGAGTTAGCAGGTGGTGTGTCTGATGCTGCTTCTACTAGTGGCTACTATGACGAAATCACAGGAAACTTTATTCCTGATGTAAACGGCCCATTACAAGGCCCATTGCCAGATACAAGTAATACTGCAGGTTACTACAACGAAATTACAGGCGATTTTGTCCCTGATGTAAATGGCCCATTGCAAAACCCACTAACCGATGCAAGTGGCACAAACTACGAGTCAATGGATGGTTACTTTTATGACCAAACTTCAGACACTTGGATTACGCCAAACAACGAAGTAGTTAGCGTTAATGCACAAGGTGAAGCTCTCAATAAAGATGGCACTAAAAACATTAACATCAGTCCAGTAGATGCTATGCGTTTAGCGGCACTTGCGGCTGGTGGTGTTGGTGCGGCTAACTTGGCTAGTAGCTTTGAAGGAAAATATGACCTTGTTCCTATCCCTGCTGATTGGACAAGCCCTCCTCCTACAACAGTAGCAGAGTTCACGCCTTTAGCGCCTATTGACTTTGGCAATACGCAAATGTTGCAAGGCACTCAATGGGAGAAGCTACTAAGCCCTACCTATAATGCTGCACCATCAATGCCAAACCCTGCTGTATCTACAAACCCATCTAACATGAGCTTCGATCAGCTAATGGGAGTACTAGGGAATACCCGAACTGCTGTACCTACACAAAATCTTTCAATCAACGATGTAATTGCAGGAATTCAAAGCCAATATGGACAAACACCAACAGGCTCAATGGGCTAAAAACCTATTGAATGATGACTTTTTCAAAGAAGTCATAGATAATTTGAAAAAAGAGCAGATTAGTGTGATAATTAACACAAGTAGTTCTGATATTGGTGTAAGAGAAGATGCTTATCGCCATATCAAGACGATTGAATTGATTACAGGACACCTAGAAGGCTTGGCCTCGGAAACCTTAATCAAAGAGAAGAAATGGAAAATTCTTTAGGGGAAACCCTAACCTCCGTCTAGAAGGTGTCTAGCGATTTTTGAGATGACACATGGAAAACACCAACCCAAGCGGGAGTGAAAGCCTAAATGTAAACCAAGCCGCTTCAGCGTTTGAAGGTCTGATGGGTGATTCTGACGAAGCCGAACAAGGCCAATCTGAAGAACAAACAGAAGAACTTGAGGCGAGTGATGAAGTTGAATACTCGGAGGAATCTGAGGAAGAACAGCCCAAGCCTAGATATAAAGTCAAGGCAAGTGGTGAGGAAGTTGAGGTAGAACTTGACGAACTTATCAAGGGTTATCAACAAGGTGCAGATTACACCAAAAAGTCTCAGGCTCTAGCTGAACAGCGTAAGGCAATTGAAGCCGAACGCCAACATCTAGAAGAAGTGAAAAAAGAGCGACAAGCATATGCTCAGAAATTGCAAGCGTTGGATAGCTTCCTTACGCAGCAAGATCGGGGTGTTGACTTAGATGTTCTAAAGGAAACAGACCCCATTGGCTATGCCGTGGCGGTAGCTGAACAGAGTCAGCGTGAGAAACAGTTAGCAGTAGTCAGAGCCGAAAAGCAAAGAATTGCCGAACAGCAACAATCTGAGCAACAAGCCTCTCTGCAAAACCATCTCCGTCAAGAATCTGAGAAGTTAGCGAGTCTGATTCCTGAGTTAGCTACTCAACAGGGTGATGCGGTTCGGAAGCAAATCCGTGACTATGCGAAGTCTATTGGGTGGTCAGACCAAGAACTCAGTCAACTATATGACAGTCGTGCTGTGCTGACTTTGTACAACGGAATGAAGTATTCGCAACTTCAAAAGAGCAAGCCTGAAGTAACCAAGAAACTTCAAGCTGCCCCTAAGATGATGCGTTCTGGAACTTCAGCCCCGCCTACTAAGTCATCACAAGACAAACAGGTAATGCAAAAGTTGCGAGAGACTGGAAAAGTCACAGACGCAGCCAGAGCATTTGAACGATTCTTTTAATTTTGGAGTATTAAAATGGCTACATATCAAACCTATACCGCTATTGGTCAGCGTGAAGACCTTTCCGATGTTATCTATAACATCAGCCCCACAGACACACCTTTCATGTCTTCTATTGGCAAGACTAAGGCTACTGCTGTTTATCACGAGTGGCAGACTGACTCACTTTCCGCAAGCGTTTTAACGAACTACGCAGTTGAACCTTT